GTAAATGGGAAAGACCAGATAATATATTAAACAACTGGCGTGTTACAAAAACAACGCTGAGATTAGGAAGTAGGATTATAGGAAAATGTATGATGGGATCCACCTCAAACTCTTTAGATAAAGGTGGTGATAACTTTAAAAAATTATATGATGGCTCAGACGTTACAAAAAGAAATCGAAATGGACAGACTAGTTCGGGATTATATAGTTTGTTCATACCTATGGAATGGAACTACGAGGGATTCATTGATTCTTTTGGATTACCTGTATTTGACACACCCAAAGCTGCAATCGAAGGGCCCTATGGTGATAAAATCGATATTGGAATAATCGAGCATTGGGAAAATGAAGCAGATGGGTTAAAGAGTGATTCTGATGGATTGAATGAATTTTATAGACAGTTTCCAAGAACGGAAGAACATGCGTTTAGAGATGAAACAAAAAACAGTATATTTAATTTACAAAAGATATACGAACAAATAGATTATAACGATGATACAAAATCATCTAATAGTGTTTCAAAAGGAAACTTTCAGTGGGAAAATGGGATTAAAGATTCAAGAGTGTTATTTACACCTGATAGGAACGGAAGGTTTAATATATCTTGGACACCTAGTACAAATCTACAAAACCACGTAATAAGTAAAAATAGAGCTAAATACCCTGGCAATGAGCATATGGGGGCATTTGGCTGTGATAGCTACGATATATCCGGTACGACAGATGGTCAAGGATCTAAAGGAGCTTTACACGGATTAACTAAATTTAGTATGGAAGATGCACCTTCTAATACTTTTTTTCTAGAGTATATAGCTCGACCACAAACAGCAGAGATATTTTTTGAAGATGTGTTAATGGCATTAGTATTTTACGGTATGCCACTTCTTGCAGAGAATAATAAACCAAGACTTTTGTATTATTTAAAAAGAAGAGGATATAGAGGTTACTCAATGAATAGACCGGATAAAACCGCAAACAAATTATCTGTAGCAGAAAGAGAAATAGGTGGTATACCTAATTCATCGGAAGATATAAAACAAATACATGCTGCAGCAATTGAATCATATATTGATAAATATGTAGGATTACAAGAAGATGGAAACTATGGCAATATATATTTTAACACAACATTGAATGATTGGTCTAAGTTTAATATAAACAACAGGACTAAACATGATGCAGCTATAAGTTCAGGGCTTGCAATTATTGCAAACAACAGGCACTTATACGAACCAAGACAACAAAGACAAACAAAAACATTGGACTTTGGATTTAAAAAATACAACAATCAAGGAAACATTTCAAAAATATTAAAATAAATGGATTCATCATCAACAGGTATATTCCCCTCACAAGCAGTACCAAGTGCAGAGAAAGCAAGTAGCGCATATGGTTTAAGCATTGCAAAAGCAATTGAATCTGAATGGTTTAAAAGAGACTCGGGATCAACTAAATATTACGCTAATAGAGATAACTTTCATAGGTTAAGACTGTATGCAAGAGGAGAACAATCAATACAAAAATATAAAGATGAATTATCTATAAATGGTGATTTATCATATTTAAATTTAGATTGGAAGCCTGTGCCGATTATACCTAAGTTTGTAGATATAGTTGTAAATGGTATTCAGGAAAGAACATATGATATAAAAGCATACTCACAGGACCCTGCTTCTGTACAAAAAAGAACAGATTATGTAGAGTCTTTATTAAAAGATATGCGAACTGTAGAATTTTCTGATTCAGTTTATAATGAGTTAGGAATAAATATATATGAAAATGATCCAGAAACACTGCCTGAAAATGAAGAGGAACTTGACTTGCACATGCAACTTGATTACAAAGACTCAGTTGAAATAGCGGAGGAAGAAGCAATAAGTAATGTTTTTGATCATAATAAATATGATTTAATTAAGAAAAGAATTGATTATGATATTGCTGTAGTAGGTATGGGAGCTGTTAAAAACGAGTATACAACATCAGAGGGTATAAATATAAAGTATGTAGATCCATCAGACTTAGTATATTCTTATACAGATTCACCATATTTTGATGATATTTATTATGTAGGTGAAATAAGAAGAGTATCTGTGGTTGATCTTAAAAAACAATATCCAGATTTAACAGATGAAGATATTCAAAAAGATATTGAAAATCAAGGTAGTAGTACTAAGTTATATAATAAAGCTTATCAAACAGCATCTTCAGAAGATAATTCTTATGCTTATGTATTATACTTTGAATACAAAACATATAAAGATCAAGTACATAAAATAAAAGAAACTTCTAGCGGTGCTAAAAAAGCAATTAAAAAAGATGATACTTTTAATCCACCTAAAGATGAAAGATCTAGATTCGAAAGAGTTGCAAGAACGATTGAAGTAATATATGAGGGCGCAAAAATAGTTGGCACTGATAAAATATTAAAATGGCAGCTAGCTGAAAATATGACTAGGCCTAAAGCTGATACAGTTAAAGCACAATTTAGTTATAGTATGGTTGCACCAAGAATGTATAAAGGTAAAGTTGAATCACTTGTGAGTAGAATGACTACATTTGCAGATATGATTCAGTTAACACATTTAAAGCTGCAACAGGTATTATCAAGAATGGTACCGGATGGTGTATATTTAGATGCAGATGGTATTGCTGAATTAGATTTAGGTAATGGAACTAATTATAATGCGCAGGAAGCATTGAATATGTATTTCCAAACTGGTTCCGTTATTGGTAGGTCTATGACACAAGACGGTGAATTTAACAACGGAAGAGTTCCTGTACAAGAATTACAATCTTCAGGTGCTAATGCAAAAATATCAAGTTTAATAAATTCGTATAATTATTATTTACAAATGATAAGAGATGTGACTGGATTAAACGAAGCAAGAGACGGTTCAGCACCTGATAAAAATGCTTTAGTAGGTTTACAAAAATTAGCAGCAGCAAATTCAAATACAGCTACAAGACATATATTACAAGCTGGATTATATCTTACACTTAAAACAGCAGAGGCAATTTCTCTTAGAATATCGGATGTATTAGAGTTTAGCCCAACTAGAGAATCTTTTATTAAAGCGATAGGTAGAACTAATGTGGGTACATTGGATGAAATGAAAAAACTGCAGCTGCATGATTTTGGTATATTCTTACAATTATCCCCCGACGATGAAGAAAAACAACTATTAGAAAATAACATACAGATATCTTTGCAAAAAGAACAAATTAATTTAGAAGACGCAATTGATGTTAGGGAAATTAAAAATTTAAAACTTGCAAATCAGTTATTAAAATTAAGAAGAAAAAAGAAATTTGATCAAGATAGACAGTTGCAACAAGAGAATATTCAAATGCAAACACAATCTAATGCTCAAGCAGCCCAATCAGCAGCTCAGGCAGATGCACAAAAACAACAAGCAATATTACAAGGTAAAGCGCAGTTAGCACAAGTAGAGGCGCAATTAGACTCACAAAAAATGGAAAGAGAGGCTGAAATTAAAATGTTGCTAATGCAAAAAGAGTTTGAAATGAATATGCAACTTAAAGACGCTGATTTAAATGTAATTAAAGATAAAGAGAAGTATAAAGAAGATAGGAAAGATGATAGAACAAAAATACAAGCATCTCAGCAGTCTGAATTAATAGATCAAAGAAAAAATAATAAACCGCCAAAAACCTTTGAATCATCAGGTTTTGATAACTTAGGTGGCTTTGGATTAGAACAGTTCGATCCAAGATAATAACTAAATAATAAAAAAAAATGAGTAAAGTAGCAAAAAATGATTGGACTGGTAGTATAAACGGTTCAGCATATTCAACAGCAAGTTCAGCTGCAATAACACCAACTGCTGGTAATGTATGGGTAGCAATAACAATGTTATCTGATAGCGTTTTTGATAGTGGAAGTGGCTTGGTTGCGGAAAATGCAACAACATATGTTAACACAGAGGGCATTGGAGCAGGAGCTGCAGGCTTAGTAGTTGATAGTGTAACATTTCCAAAAGGAGTAACAATTTATGGTCGTTGGACTGAAATTGATGTTGCTTCAGGGACTATTGTTGCATATCAAGGAATTTAAAGGTATACGTATTCTTGCCTTATTAAAAGAGTACAAATAATTATATTATAT